ATTATTTAGAGTACACAAGCTAAGTGATATCTTAGAAAACCCTGAGGGCTTGCTATTGATTGACAGTCATGTTAGAGTACATCTTGATATTGAAATCTCATATGAAGAAGCTAACTTCTTGCGTGAGACTTGGATACCCGAACATAAACTAAGAGAGATGGCATTGATACCTATGAAGGTCGAGCAATTAGAAAACGGACAATCTGCTGACGGGCTTAAATTTGAATCAGTAGACCAAATTATTATTGACCAAATTAACTCAATCGAATCAAATAGTTTTGACAAAAAGATTCTTTTGGACATTTACAACAATCTATGATTACATTACAAAATATAACTTTACGCAATTTTTTATCTATCGGACAAGTAACACAAGCAGTAGACTTTGACAAGAAAGACTTAACACTTATTTTAGGTGAGAACTTAGACTTAGGTGGTGACGGTGCTCGTAACGGCACAGGTAAGACTACCTTGATTCAAGGTCTTTCCTATGCCCTATTCGGTCAACCCATTAACAATATTCGTAAAGATAATTTAGTTAATCGTACTAATGGAAAGGCTATGTTAGTTACATTGACATTCAATGTTAATGGTACTAACTATAAAATCGAACGTGGTCGTAAGCCAAACATTCTTAAGTTCTATGTAAATGATATTCAGGAGAAAGCTACTGAAGATCAACAAGGCGAGAACAAAGAAACACAAGCGGCAATTGAAAAAGTTATCAACATGTCACCTGACATGTTCCGGCACATCGTTGTATTGAATACGTACAGTGAACCTTTCTTAGCACTAAAGAATAACGAACAGAAAGATATCATTGAGCAATTAATGGGTATCACATTATTGTCTGAGAAAGCAGAAATCATCAAAGAGATGATTCGCCGTAGCAAGGATGATATTCAAAGCGAAGAATTCCGTGTCAAAGCTATTGAAGAGGCTAACAAACGAGTTAAAGAACAGATTGATGCATTGAAACGCAGACAAACATTATGGTTGAAGAAACATGATGAAGACTTGACTACACTTGCACTTCAATATGACGAACTAAGCAAGATTAACATTGAAGCAGAGTTGCAAGCACATAAAGATTTAAGTGTTTGGATTAAGCAGAAAGAGTTACAAGATGCATACAATGCATTAGTTGCACGTTCTACTGCTTGGCAGCAAAAGCATGATAGCGATGTTTCAGTATCACGTACTGCGTACATGCTCAAAAATGAATATGATATTGATTCAGAACTTAAAGCTTGGGGTGATTTAAAAGAATGGTTGCATGATGAGGCTGAGCAAAAGTCTATTGCTACTAACATTGATACCCTAACCAAAAATATCACAAAAGAAAAAAAATTAATTGAGAAATTGATTCGGGAAGTCAAAGAACTTGAAGATCATAAGTGTTATGCTTGTGGGCAAGACTTCCATGATGATAAACATTTAGAAGTTACACTAGAAAAGACTACACTGCTTGAAAACGCTAAGGCTGATTTAACTGAACTAGAAACACAATTATCAACAAACAAGTCATTAGTTACAGAGGTGGGACCTAAACCCACTCCATCATATAAAACTGAAGCTGATGCTATTCGTCACAGCGGTGATGTGTCAAACTTGAAGAAAGTTTGGGAAGATAAGAAACAAGAATCTAATCCATTCAGTGAACAACTTAATGAGTTAACACCGATTGTATTGGGTGCTCAACCCGCTACGCATTATGACACAGAAGCTAAAGCAATTAAGCATTCAAGCGAAGTTTCAAACATCTTGTCTCAAATTGATAACAAGTCACAAGAAACTGATCCATATGCAGAACAAGTTACTGAAATGGAAACACAAGCATTGCAAGCAATTGACTTTGAAGCTATTAATAAACTAACAAAGACAATGGAACATCAGAAGTTCTTATTAGATTTGTTAACTAGCAAAGATAGTTTTGTTCGTAAGAAGATTATTGACCAGAACTTGAGCTATTTAAATAGTCGATTGACTCATTACTTAGATAAGATTGGTCTACCACATCAAGTTATCTTTAAGAATGACTTACAAGTTGAAATTACTGAGTTGGGTCGTGAACTTGACTTTGACAACTTGAGTCGAGGTGAACGTAATCGTTTAATTCTTGGTTTGAGTTTTGCTTTCCGTGATGTTTGGGAATCATTATACTCACCGATCAATACATTGTTCATTGACGAGTTGATTGATAGTGGTCTTGACACAATGGGTGTCGAGAACAGTCTAGCGATTCTTAAAGATATGAGTCGTAGACGACAGAAATCTATTTGGCTTGTGTCACATAGAGAAGAACTAGCAGGTCGTGTACCTAATGTTCTGAAAGTTGTTAAAGAGAACGGCTTTACAAGTTATAGTAACTCAGTTGATATAGACAATGCCTGATATTTTTCGTTTTCAGAATGTAAAGATTGTACATTTCGAACCAACAACAAACTGCAATGCGGCTTGTCCGCAATGCCTACGTACTAGAACTGAATTTGAGCCCAATGAATTAAGTTTAGACGATGTTAAACTGTTGTTCACTCCAGACGTATTGATGCAGTTAGAAAAAATCTATATGTGTGGTAACTACGGTGATCCAGCAAGTGCTAGACAAACGATTGAGATGTATGAATACTTTAAGTCAGTAAATCCTAATATTATTATTGGAATGAATACTAATGGTGGAATACGTTATCCTGAATGGTGGAATAGATTAGCCAAAGTAATGAGTGGTGAAAAAGATTATGTTGTATTCAGTATAGATGGGTTGGAAGATACTAATCATTTATATCGAAGAAATGTTCGATGGTCTAAAGTTATAGATAACGCACAAGCATTTATTAATGCAGGTGGTAAAGCGCATTGGGATATGTTAGTGTTTGAACATAATAAACATCAAGTTGACCAAGCACATCAGATAGCAAAACAAATGGGATTTAATTGGTTTCGTGCTAAGGTTAGCAGACGATTTACTCGTTTCCCTGTAGACGACATAAGCCAACCGATTGAGTTCGTAGATAACAAAGTGATGCAGGGTTATATTGAATGTAGTGCTATGAAAGAAAATAGCATTTATGTAGATGCTTCTGGTAAGGCTTATCCCTGCTGTTGGCAAGGTGAACACGAACATCAACCAAATATTGTTCAATGGTTTTATGATTTGTCTGAGAACTGGAATACGAATCCAGATAAGACATGTGCTAAGTCATGCTTGAAGAATGACACCGGCACTACTTTTACTAATCAATGGTATAGATCAATAGAATTATAATGTTAGCAACATGGCACTTTCATATTGAGATAAGCAGTAAATGCACACTTAAATGCCCACGGTGTCCAAGGCAAGAGACACCTAACACCCTAGTCAATAGTGAATTAGATTTAGTGTTTTTTAAACAGAATTTTACCCCAGAGTTTATTAACAATCATGTTGAGAAGATTACATGGTGCGGTGATGACGGGGATCCTATATATGCACATGACTTTTTAGAAGTTATCAAATATATAAAATCTATAAAAAACGTAACCATGTCTATCATTACCAATGGTAGTTATAAAAAAGAATCTTTTTGGTCTGAGTTGGGTAAAGTATTAGATTGCAATGACCAAGTTCATTTTAGTATCGACGGTTATGACCAAGAAAGTAATGAACAGTATCGTGTAAACAGCAATTGGGACAGTATCATATCTGGAGTAAAAACACTCAGAGCTAATAGTGATTGCTTGATGATTTGGGATGCTATTGGTTTCAAATTCAATGAAACTAAAATTGATTATATGAAACAACTTGCAACAGAGTTAGGGTTTGATACTTTTCAATTGAATAAAAGCACAAAATTTGGTGTCTACAATCCTATATACGGAGTCAATGATCCTTTACAACCCATTGATAGTTTGATAGCTTCAGGTCATAGATTTGAAAAAGTATTCACTGATTTGTCAGGTAGAGAATTAGTCAAGCCATGGATGCCTATTAATCTTGCATTGTATAACAAAGTTGATATAATAGATGATAAGATAAAGCCACTGTGTCATGTTGGTAATAAAGGTTTATTCATCAATAGTCAGGGTGACTTTTTTCCATGTTGCTGGGTAGCAAATAGATATTCGCACAACGATCATTGGATAGATATCAGCAAGAAGTTTAATTTACATAAAAATATATTAAAAGATGTTATTACTAATGAATTTTGGAATAAAGAATTTATTAATAATAGTTTAGAATGCGTTAATAAATGCAGTAAACACATAGTAACAGAAAAATATGCAACGTGAGTTTCGTATGATAAGTATGTATATGCCAAGTCCACAAAAACAAAAAGGTTCCGGTTATGAGCGAGAAGTCGCTAAATATCTCTCAGAGAAGTACAATGAATCATTCATTCGTGCTCCGGGCTCTGGTGCTTATGTGGGCGGTAAAAATCAAGTACGCAAAGAAGTCTTGCATGAGGGTCAAATTCGTTCTTTCAAAGGCGATGTTGTACCCGGACAGTCATTCAAACGAATGAATATAGAGTGCAAATTCTATGCTGATTTTCCGTTTCATTTATTACTTACAGGGGATTGTAAAGTAATAGACGCTTGGCTAGATCAACTTATGGACGTAGCTGATGTCGATGACGTTAATCTTCTTTTTATGAAGTTTAATCGTAAGGGAAAATATGTATGTGTGCAAAGCAAACTTACATGGATTTCTGACAATTTTATATACTACACAAGTAAAAAACACGGAGACTGGATGATTTTCGAATTTGACAGTTTCTTCAAACACAATGTTAATTTATTAAAAACATATTCAACCGGTATAACAGACACCAAGTCAATACAAGATATTAGCATCTACGATAGTTCCCCACTACAATAAATTTAAAAATAAAAATTAGTTGTCCTGGTTGCAGGACCTCCTTGAGACTGTACAGATTGTGCTGTGCCGTTAGATTCTGGAGTAAACGTATACATTTATGTATATGGAATACCGAGAAGGCAATCGACAAAAGCGAACCTTCAACAAGTCTGTATCTACTTTGTCTTGATGATACAGAATGTGCGTTACCGAAGCGTCAATTGAAAGAGCATTGACAGACTTCACTACAGCCTATAAACTTTACAGGGTAACCGGTAGCATATGATAGCAGAAATAGCTAATTATATGAGGAAAGACAACTAACGGATGACGGTCGTGCAAAACAACCATTAACCAAAGGTAGTGCAAATTTGCACTACCATGGCTTCAAATCGGCAATCATATCCGTACAAGATTAAAGTAAAAAAGAATTGATTACCGTAAAAACAAAGAACGAACGAAGTGAGTTCTTAGATGAACGAAGTTCATCTTTACAAGAGACACCCGATGTGATAAATGAATAATTATGGATATAATTAGAAGAATGGCTGTCCTGATTTCTTTGTAGTTTCTAAGTTACTATTAACCAATTCTACTACCTGTGCTCTTTCCTCAGAGGACATGTTTAGTATATCTTCATATGAGATGCCGCCCCTCATATACCAGCTTAAACTTATTGCGTTTTTCTTTATACTGGTACATTCCTTCTCCATGCTGTCTATCAGCTTCTGTACATCCTCAGGACTAGAATGTAGAAGCCTTATGCGAAAAAATCTGATACGTTCAAAGTAAAGGGCTGTTCATACTCATGATTACAGTGAATACACTTTACTTTTAAGGGTTTTGATTCAGATTGTTGCTTTAATAAAGCATTGTGGTCTCTGATTTGTTCGTACATCGTTTTATCACAATTTTGAATAAAATCAAATATAAACGCATTTTCGTCAACAAAAACAGTAGGAGTTTTTATATAAACTATACATTTGGATAGGGCCTGCATAGTCATATCAGTGATAGATTTTAATACTTCTTTGCTTCTTTTGGTTCTTTCATCGGTATCTTCTAACTGATTTAATTGTATGAACTGCCTCTGCATATCGAACTGACCAACACTTACATCATTCATTTCTTTGAATGTAAGTGGTCTAAACTTTATTAATAGGTCATTCACTGATAATTCAGTTTCATAATCTCCGGATCTGATTGTACTTAATAGGCTTACTAGATTTAAGCCATACTTAGCGTCCTCATTACATGCGGGACAAACTGTTTCTATTTCTAATTCACTACCATTGGCAGCAGAACGTATCGCTATTAGTACAGCGTCTAAATCAACACTGGTCAATTTCCACGGGTCTCTGATGTTTGGAATACAGCTATGAATAATATCTACTATCGCAGATCCATTGAACAGTGCATCCGGGGTTTTAGATGTAATCTCGTCAATAGCAGTCATAGGATACACAGGTAGCTCCCCGGTTTCAGTCATATCAATTACTCCCTCTGGGTAGTTTTTACCACCACTAGGTAATTTTAGATAGATTGCTGGTCTGCGAAAATATTGTTTTAACGGATTGTTTTGAATTGCCATGATTTTTCCTTATGTCTTTGAAATGGGTGTTTACCCGATACTAAATACATGAGTATTATTTAGTGGGTACAAAACATGGCAGATAATTTAGATCCCGAAACGTTAAGACAATTAAACGACTCGATGCGTGAAATGCGTGAAACAGTAGCGGGCATGGTTCCTGCTATGGTCTTGATGACCGCGGCTATGACTGAGAACATGAATGCTACTAAAGGTAATGCCAGCACTACAAAGAACGGCAAAAAGTTAGTAGATGATTTTTTAAAGTCTCAACAAGAGGCTACTGCCGCTACTGAATCTAGGGCAAAGGCCGATGCAGAGTATGCTAAAGTTCAAGCAAATTATACAAAGGCTAAGGAACAAGGGGTAGAGAGCCTTAAAAAGTTTGGCAATGGACTACTAACTGCCGGCGGCGGCATGACCAAATATAGCAGTGCTGTAGGGTCAGCCGGCGATGCCGCCTTGAGCATCGGTAAGAACTTCGGTTTATTAGGTATTGCAGTAGGTGGACTTATTAAGTTGTTCACTATGGGTGCTGAAATGGTACTCAAACAAAATGAGGCAATGCTAAAATCTGCTGATATTCTAGCAGACTTTGGTGCTACTGGATCACTAACAACTAAAGAATTATTGACTATGGCAAATGCCGCTGGTTATTCTAGCGGCGAGATGGAAAAGTTCGCAGGAATTACTAAAGGTCTTGGTACTGATATCATAGGATTAAGTGCTACAGTAACCGGTGGTGTCAAAGCGTTTGCTGAACTTGCAACAATGGATGAAACATTGCTGGCTAACTACCGAGCAATGGGAGTAACACAAGAGCAACTTAATAAGAATCAAGCCGACTATATTAAGTTACAAATCAAAAGTGGTATGGCCATCAGTGAGCGAGATAAACAAGATGGTACACTAAAGAGAACTACATTAGAGTATACTAACTATCTGTTGGACTTGAGTGCTATTACTGGTTTAACAGTTGACGAGGCAAAGAAAGCACAAGAAGTTGCACGTGCTGATTTAGCAGTACAAACAAGATTAGCATTATTACAAGATAAAGAAGAAAAATTACGTAGCCAAGGTCTTAACGCCCAAGCTGATGACATTATGAAAGAACGTAAACGTACTGAGGCATTAGTAGACATGGCTGGCACAATGCTTAAGGGTGAAGAACTAGCCGGAATGCAAAGTATGATAGCTACTGGTAACTTTAATGAATTAAGTGCAGGATTTGCCAGTGGTTCTCCAGAAATATTAGAATTTATTGATGCTGTTAAAAAAGGTAAGAAAGAACCTTACGAACTAAGCTTAATGATGGCACAAGCAACTAAACGAACACGTGAAAATTTAGGTGAAGCAGTAATACAAAATAAAGAAGTTGGTAAATCATTTGCTTATAGCTTAGAAGCATTGCAAAATGAAGCTAAGTTTCGTGGGAAAAATCCAGAAGAAATTAAAAAAATCATTGAAGAAGAACGCAAAGCCAGAGAAAAAGCACTTAAAGAAGGTACTACTGATCCAGCAAAAGCCGCACGTAACGCACAAGAACAAGCAGAACGTAGAATACGATTGGGCGCAGATACAATTGTTGGATTATTAAACGGACCGGTTACTAGTGCATTTGAAAAATTGATGAAAGTAATGACTGGCGTAATGAAAGGCATGGCGATTTTTTCTGATAAGTTGTTTGGTACTGATCTTGCCAAAATGTTTGAAACTCCGGAAGAAATTGCAGAACAAGCTAGTAAAAATGCACTTGCATTGGAAGAAGTTACTCGAAAAATTGAGCAAACTAAAAAATCCATGAACGATCCGGCTGCATATAAAGAAGAATTAATTAAACAAAAAAAATTAACAGAAGATAATTATATTGCGAAAGCGCAAGAAACTGAAAAAACTCGTGAGCTATATAACAAAGAAGAAGATGTTGTTAAAAAAGGACTTTTAAAGAAGCAACTACTAGAGAAGCAAAAAGAAGAACAAGCTGCAAAACAGGAAGCAGATACTGCCGCAATGAATATAAAGAATGCAAAATTCTCTATAACAAAAGAGGCTGCGGATAAAAAATTACTAGAATTAGAAAATCAACGAAATGAACTAACAACTAAAGGTAATGAATTAGATGAGCGATTGATTAAAAAAGAACTTGAACACGGTAGAATTACTCAACAAGAAGCCGCAGTGAAACGCAGAAATAATACAAGCGCATCACAAAAAGTAGCACAAGAGGCAACAGCCAAATCAGCTAGTTCCGCTGAGGCTGCTGGAACCCAGTCATCGGCTGAATCTAAAAGGTTGGGTATGTCTAATGTCATGCAGGGAATGGGTCAACCACCTACACCGGGACCTGGTGTACAAGTTGCAGGACCCGCAGTTATGCCATCTGGCTGGGGTAACGAAGGGCGACAAAGATTAAAACCAACTCCTCAACCTCCTGAAGGTTCTGAAGATAAGAATGCGTCAGCAAAACCAGTTGACTTGGCTAAAATATTAAAATTTGGTACTGGTTCAGGAAGTAAAGAAAATTTCGAAGATTTAGAGCCTACATTCAAAGATGCAGTAATTGCAGCCGCAACTGAATACAATGCAGTTACCGGTAAGATGATAATGATTAATAGTGCGAAAAGATCATCTGCTAAACAACAAGAACTATATGATGAAACAGTGGCAGCTGGCAGACCTGGATTTGGCCCTACTGGAATGCGTGTAGGTAAACCCGGCCGAAGTCTGCATGAAAGGGGTAAAGCAGTTGATATTCAAAACTATGAAGATCCGGATGCTGTTGCCGCATTTAATAAACAAGGATTATCACAAAAAGTTCCTGAAGACCCAATTCACTTTCAAGCTAGCGGTGGTGCTATGGTTAGTGGACCAAAGTCTGGTTATCCAGTAGAGGCAACATTTCATGGTAATGAAATAGTAGCGCCGTTGGATCCAAATAGCATTATTGCAAAAATGCTAACGTCTACACCTGATCAGGTTATGCAAATGGCTAATCAAAACTCATCTACTACAAGTAGTACTCCTGAAAATAATGGCTTGACTTTGGAAGTGTTCACTATGTTGGCTGAAAAACTAGATACAATGATTACTATGCTTAGTACATCGAATGATACACAAGAGCAATTATTAAAGTATTCAAGGGTATAACACTAAATACTAGATAAAGCCGAACATATGACATATAAAAAACGATTTGTAAACAGGACAGGTATTTCGAGTCCAATATCAGGTGTTAACAGTAACACTGGTGCGTGGAACGGTAGTCCTGGACAAAATGGCTCCTCAACAGGTGGCTGGAATAATACTGAATGGGGTTATAGAAACTATCAAAGTAGATTACCTGAAGTCTATACGGGTCACCCAAATCGTATTGAGCGTTATAATCAATATGAAATGATGGACGTTGACGCTGAAGTCAATGCATGTTTGGATATTATAAGTGAGTTCAGTACTCAAAAGAACGACCACAATAAAACTCCGTTTAACTTAGATTTTAAAGACGAACCCACACCGCATGAAGTAGAGCTATTAAAAACTCAATTGCAACAGTGGTCTAAACTAAACGAATTTGATACTAGAACATTTAAGATTTTCCGTAACGTTATTAAGTACGGCGATCAAGTATTTGTGCGTGACCCAGAAAACTTTAAGTTATACTGGGTTGATATGACTAAAATCATTAAGGTTATTGTTAACGAGAGTGAAGGTAAGAAGCCCGAACAATATGTTATTA